AGGGCCATAGAAGGCCCGAACACGCCAGAGAGCGTAGCGTTAAGCTTGAGGAACCCGAGCCCCGCGTTCTTGTGGCGCGTCCACGGCAACGCCTGAAGCGTGCCTGAGTTCGTGCCGCCGTTCACGGACACGACTCGAAGGCCATCGTCCGCGTCTGGGCCTGACGCAAGGTGCGTGGCCTCGTAGACGAGAATCTGGTCCGAGTGACGGGTAACATTCAGGTAGACGGAATCGTCGTCCTGTGGCCGTGGAGCGGCGAGAATAGACGCACGGCGCTCTTCGAGGGTGCCGAAGAGTGACTCGTCGTCGCTGTCTTCCTCGCGGCAGAACATCTCCAGGACAACGGAGCGGTCCATGTAGCAACGATGGTAGAGGCATCGTGGCGTGCCGTAACGCGATTCGACCTCGCTGATGAGCAGGTCAAAAATAGGAATGCGCTCGATGACCGGCTGGCCGTCTTGAACGTAGACCTTTACCGCCGCCGTGCCGAAGACGAGAACGTCGAGGATAAGCTGCGGATAAATCTTGGCGTAGCTGTTGGCAGTGAACGTCCCAGCCAGGAACTTGTCAAGCTGCTGGGCACGGAAGCGACGAAGGAAGTCTGCGCCGACAGTCTGCGCGCTTGGGAGCGGCATCTGCCGGCACAGCTTCGCTTGCATCGTGTGGATAGCGTTGCGTGCGACGTTGAAATTGACGCGCTCATCCCAAATATTCTTAACCGGCATTCCGAACATCTTCAGGTCGGTGCCGTATACCTGGGCGGCTCGCTGCCACATCTGGCGGCGGTACGATGACTCGTTTCGGATGTCATTGACCGCACCGATGACTGCGCCTCCGGGGTTCTCATCTTGCTGATAGAGAAGCCACCACGCTTCAGTCGTGTCGGAAATACTCGCCATATGCGCCAAGTATCCATAACCGTCGCCCTACTTCAAGAGCGGAAGCGTAGATACTTGGATTCGCGTTCATTTTTCTTGCGTATCTTCTTTTCTAATGGGTGCCATATTTCTTTCTCTTCTTTGCTCAGCCCTTGGTATCCGTCCTCGAACTCGTTCTGCTGCGGGCTTTCTTCAAGCTCGTGCCACCTCGTCAAAGCCATGCAGATAGCCGGAGCATAGTCGGCGTGGCGACCGTCGCCAGACTTGGCGAGGTCGATGCTGATGCCCGATTGCGTGTACCGACGAATGACCCGTTGAAGGTCTTGGCGAACGAACGAGTCAGGAGGAAGCTCCACGTCGCCAATCTCGAACATCGTGCGGAGCGTCAGGTATCGTTTGGTGCGCTCAGTCGAGGTCCATGCGTGAGGCACGAGCACGAGCCCGACTTGGTTAGCCAAGTCACGCAGCGCGTCACCCATGTACTGGTCGCTATCCAGTATCGTGACCCTATATGCTTTGAGTATGTGTGCAATCTCTTGCAGCACGAGTGCAGGACGCAAGGGATTTACTGGGCTTCCGGTCCACTGGCGAGCCAAGCAGATGACCTTCTTCTTCCTGCCTGAGCCAGTAGCCACGACGAGGGTGAAGCTGTTGCCTCGGGTTGCCGGGTCGATGGCTGCGGTGTACGTCACTCCGGGCTGAGGTGCGGAAGCAATTGGGGCTTCCCTCGTGGCACCTTCGATCATGCTTGTCGTGAAGAGAGCCTCTTCAGGGTCGGCGAACTCTGCCTCAATGTCGGTGCGATAGATGCGAGGGTCGCGCTTGGCAATCTCCAGCTTCTCTGGCGTCCAGATGATGGGAGCCATGTCGTAGGCTGGAGCTTTGACGACGACGCAGTCTCGACTTGGACGCCCCCATCGTTCTTTGACAAGGTCGTAGAGGAACCCCATCGGAGCCCACGGCGACGAGATGTAGACGAGCTGCGCTCCTGGCAGGATGCGGAGCAAGACGGCGTCGCGCAGGTCGTTGACGGAGACGGCTGCATCGTCCGAACCCCATCGGGCGACTTCGTCGAGGATGACGCCAGCAGACCAGCGGGCTACGAGGGACGTACCGGCCTTGCTAGATGCGACGACTTTGATCTCTACGGGCCTTCCTGAAGGGTGCCGCATCATCAGGGTGTCAGCTGTCGGGGTCTCAAGAACGAGCTTTGACAGGAGCGGAGACGCCATCGTGCGGCCTACGATGTGGCCGTAGACCACGTCCGCGAGGTCTTTCGAGAGAGAGACGATGGAGATACGCGGAATCTCTCCAGGGCCTAGCCTTGAGAGGTCCGCACGCTGCGACCAATGGACCGCAAGCGCCGCAGCAGATAGGCTCTTCGCGGTACGGATGCCCGAGACAATCGCGAACTCAGACGGCTTCGTCGCTTCTGGAACCACGCCACCGAACGCGCGGAGTACGACCGGGTCATCCGCAAGGTCGCCAAGAGGACGACCATCGGCAACGCGAGCAATTGCTCGTTGAAGCGGACTAGCAGTGGTGAGAGCAAAACCAAGAGGAGAGGTGAGCAAACCCTCGAAGTGAACAAGGCTTTTCTCCTCTAGGTTCTGCTTAACCCTGGCTTCGAACGCGCTTAGAATGTCAGCTGATGGGGAGTTTACGCGGGCGTCCACGGCGACGGATGATGGCTTCTTCAACGGCAGGCTCCTCGACAGGTGGGGCGGCTTCCGTCACGACTACGGGCAGGCTGAGCAGTTCGACGACATTATCTACTGGGACGAGGACGCCCCCGGATCGGACGAATCCTTCGTGGTAGTAGAGGTCGGCGTGCTTTGGCCGGTAGAAGGTAGTGGTGATTCGACTCTCTTCGGATGGGTCGGAGACACCACGAAGGAACACGGCACGTTGCAGTTGGAGCATTTGTGAGCCTTTGGCCTGATGACTGGGAATAGAGCTTCGATGAACTCGATGCTCATGGACTGGGTGTGCTTGTAGTCTGGCGAGACGAACTTGATGTCTTTGGCGAACGAATGGATTGACCATCCGGTCATGGCTGCGACAGGTTCTGCGTACCGTCGCCAGCCGTCGCAGTAGGCTTTGGCGGTGGTGACGAAGTTCCCGCCGGGGATGCGGCGCTTGATGGAGTCACTCATGGGGCGGGGCCTTGGTGCGGCATGATAGGCAGGCAACGAATCGGTAGTTGATTTCGTTTTCGAATCTGCGTGCGAACTCACCGCACGAGCATTGAACGAGCCAGCGTCTGGACGATGAGGAGCCCATGTCTTCGAGGAGCTTCAGGAGGGTCCACTCGTAGTGCTTGTAACCTGGGTACTTGCGGCTGACCGTCTTGAACCGCCTTGGGATTTGGGTCACGGCTGGTCTTTCAGTGCAGCTGCGAATGCAGCGCGCGCCTCGTCGCGCTCGCGAGTCAGTTCTTCGATGCGGAGCTGCTGCTCAAGCTCGGTAGAGCTGTGATCGTTGTACAACATAACCATCTCTTTGAATGACTCAGCGGCTTCCTTCTTGGCTTCGTCACGCTCCCACATCGTTGCGCGGATGGTTTCCGCCGCTGCGCTCCAAAGGGTGTACGGGCCGTCTTCCGCCTCTCTCATCGTCCACGACTTAGTTTCGTGTGACCACGTAGGAGCGAGCCGCTGGAGCTGAACAGCGAGCGTTGGTTGCGCCGCCTCCAGCTGGCGCACTCGCGCGATGAGCGCGGGAACGTCGGCGCGTGCGGAGGCGATAAACTCCGCATCCTTCTCGTTCGCGCTGGCAACGGCGAAAACGCATATCGTTTGTCCGCTGTATTCCGGCGCGACCTCTCCCACTACGTCCGTCGATGGGTCGGCGATGTAGCGCCGGTCTCCGCATGAAAAGCCCCAAGGGCCTTCCGTCGCTGCGTTTGCGCGGCGCTCGATTCTGTCAAGGTTCATCGGGGCTCCCCCCCCGCCATAGGCGGGAAGTGCTTGTGATCTGGTAACGTCAAGCGCCGGATCTCGTCTGCGCGCTCGAAGCCCAGCGCTTTTTTCGCCCATTCCGCGATTGCCTCGCGCGTGTAAAATCCGCCGGCTACGTATGCGACGTGGCGGATCTCTCCTCGCTCCAGCTGCGTGATGAACACCTTGGGGGCGAGTTCTGCAAGCTGCGCGCGGGCTTCGTCGCACTCCGTCTCCAGCTCGCGCACGCGCGCCGCAAGTTGAGGCGCGGCAAGCGCGCCAGCCATCGCGCGTTCGCGAAGCGGATCAGCGGGGCCGTTGCCACGCGCAAATGGGTCGCCCTTTGGAATCTGGTCGAGCGGCATCGCCATGATGTCGGCCCACGTCACCACGTCTTTTCGATGGGTCATTGTTTTGGCTTTCTGCACTTGATGTGTGCGCGCGCAAACGTCACCACGTCATCGATGCTCGCGGTGTTGTCGTAAAGCACGTGACGTTCGCGGCAGTGATCACACGCGACTTGAAACGAATCGTTTCGGACCATGATGATGAAGACGTGCAGCGCTTGATTCCCGAGCCGGTCAATCGCGTCCAGGGCTTCGTCGGAAGTCATGGCTTGGCCTCTTTTGCCATGTCCTCCGCCATCGCCCGCGCTGCGGCGCGGATCAGGTCCATCAGCTTCCCGAACGAGATCTCCCCGTCGTTGTACTCGCGGAGCACCTTCCTCACGCCCTCGTAGCTGAGGCCGTACTCGCGCATTTGCTCGGCATGCTCGCGAATCATCTGCAAGAACTTTTGCACCGCCCACGTGTTTGGCTCCTTGCGCAGTTCGGCGCACTCCGCCTCCAGCTCGTCGCGCTTATCCTCTGCGATTTTTGCCCTGTTTTCCAGCGCCATCGACGTGCCGTAGAGGTAAAACGCGCGTCGCAGTTGCGCATCTCTGTCGCCGCTCACCTCCCACAACTCCGTCTCCAGTTCCCGCACTCGCGCGATGAGCGCGGGAACGTCGGCGCGTGCGGAGGCGATGAACTCCGCATCCTTCTCGTTCGCGCTGGCAACGGCGAAAACGCATATCGCTTGTCCGCTGTATTCCGGCGCGACCTC